GCAGATGTTATATTTACATCAGCTGATCCGTTATCATACTTAAAAGTACCATTATCATAAAATACTAATTTAGTATAAACGTCCTTAATTCTATTTGGTTTTGTTAAACTTCCACCCATTATGCGTTCATCCCCACATCGTTATAATTTGGTTCGTCAATATTTAATTGATTTTGATAGGTATATGTATCAATATCAATGTTTGTAAAACTTGGATCAGATATATTAGGAATATCTGTATATATACTATTTGCTGCTACTTTTCTAGTTTCAGCAGATGCATCATCAGTAAAATTAGGATTAGCAATTAATGATTCATTAGTATATTGAGCATTTATATCATCTCCAAATCCATCAGACATTTCATCAAATGTTGAATTTACAGTATTAAAAAACTGTAATCCTAGTTGTCCTTTTATCCAATTATTAGCCATTACTTCTTTTTCTTTTTTTTCTTTAATTTATTCATAGCTCTTTTTGCTGCTGCTTTACCTCTTTTGGTGTATGAATATTTTTTTCCTGCTACTTTTGGCATATCATTCTCCTTTACATATCGTGTTGTCTAACTTGAAAAGAACCACTTATTCTTCCTCTGTTAGCAAACGTTTTACCTTCTTTAATTCCTTTTTCATACTTTCTTTCAAAATATACAGCCATATTAGGATCTGCTTTTTGTTCATATCCTAATTGTATAGCTCTATCTACTATGTACTGATGAAACTGACTTGGTATTTCTGGAATATCTGTTAAGTCAGCACCATCTACATCTAGAGTTTTTAATGGATCTGGTTTTTTATAATAAAAAAGTGTAACTTCATATACACCATCTGGTGATTTAAATCTATTTTTTTCTGTTGTTAATGAATCTAATAAAGCTATTCCAATAGAATCACGTTCAGTCCACCATACATGCTGTTTAGTAGCATTAGTATAAATTCTGCTATAATTTGTAGTTGCCATTAGTCAATATCCCTATATTTTGGTCTACCTATTAATCTTTTAATTTCATAAGTATCACCGTCTTCGTTTTTAAAGTCAACTGACTTTATTTCTAAAATTTCATCTTTTAATCCATAAAATCTTTGCCCAGAAACTGTATTAAATTTTGTAGCTCCATCTAAAATTAATGTTCTAGCACAAAACTCATCTTGAGCTTGATTACACAATGTAATAATTTCATTTTCTGATAATTCAGGATGATGTTTTTGTACGTATTCAATCATTTGCTGTAATTTCATTCTCCGCCTCCTGAACCTAGTGGTATATAACTACCTAACCATTGTATTAATTCTTGTTGCAATTTAACATATTGAGATTCATGCCAATTATATTGCGTGCTAGAAGAACCTAATTCTGTTTGATATGCTCCTAAATAAGAAGCTATATTATTTAACATAGCTGTAGCTAATTCTACATCTTCATCTGCTAAATAATCTCCTACCATATCCCACCATTTATCATAATCTAATCTATCAACATCTTGTTCAACATCACCTGCTTCAATTTTAGTTAATTCTCCAACTGTAGTATTTCCTGCAACATTAGGCTCAACTATGTCATGCATTTTTTTTCTGATACATTGCATAGCAGAATATAATATAACTCCACGTTCATACTCTTTAGGAAAATTATCTATATCGCCACTATTCTGATTATGCGTAACACTGCTATCTGGTTCAATAACTTGCAATTCTCCAAATTCACTAGCAGTTGGATCTGGATAAATAAATAATTTTCCATTCTGTATATAATACTTAGGTCCATATTTATTAGTAAAATATATACTGTTTGTATCACTTAAATCATATTTTCTAATGTTAGGTATTCTTTGACATAATCTTTTTTTATTATTACCTGAATCATTATCTTTTCTTACTACTTCTGTAATATTTAAAACATTATCAAGACTATATCCGTTACCATTAGTAACATCTACACTTTTAGTTAATTGATGTACAATAGAATCATTTTGCATTAATGCTTTTGTAATAAACCTAACTCCTTCTGGTAAAAAAACATTTAAATCTGTTTTTTCATCAGCTGTTAAAGTTCCAGTAATTGCCTCTACTTCAGTTAAAAAACTCATTCTACTTAAACCTTACGCCTTACTTCTTTCATACCACCAAGAATGTTAGTTTTCTCAGTTTTAGCAGATAAAACCTCTGCGTCTGATGCATCAAATTTACGACCGCCTTTATATCCTTTTCCATAAGGATCATCAGCAAAACCAAAAGCTTCACTTATAAAACCTTTTTGCCCTTCTAATGCACTAGATGGTCTATTTCTTACTTTACTATAACTTGCTACCATTCCTTCAGTAACACCTGATTTATCTTCTGGATAATAACGTAACTCTCTACCTACTTTTCTAGTATCGCCCATAAGTTGATCAATAGATGACGATGTGTCCATTCTACCTTTTCTAACTAATTCACTGTAAGCACTTTTGCCTCTTTTACCAGCAGTTTTATCCCAATCTAACATTGCTGCTCTTTTTTGTAAAGAACCTAATGTTCCTCCAGCTCTTTCAATAGGAGTCATTGGTCTAGTACGGTTTACTTTAATTGTTTTTTCTCCGCCTAATAACTTTCTTCCTAATTGTCTAAAAACGCCCATATCTCTCTCCTTAAATTGGGGGAGTATATTTCAACTCCCCCTGTTTATATTAACTATTAGCTAAATTTCAATACAGTGTGTGTTTCTGGTAATTGAATTTCAAGACCTGCTTCTGTAAGAATCATGTCTTTTCTACCGTCAACATCTCTGTCTTGTACGTTAGTAATAATTTGAGTATCACGTGATACACCGTTACCCATTAAAGGACGGTATGCTACATTATTTAAATCAATCATGATAGCTGTATCTTCATGGAATCCTCTAAATAGTGGTTCTAAAACAAAGTTTAGATTACCATATAGAGTTGATACACGTGTCACAAGGTGACCAAATTGGCCATCTACGTTCTGCATGTCAATTCCACTTCCTGTCATACTGTTAGCACTCATTGTATTACCCAAGAATGACTCACCACCTAGTTTATTCAACCATGATAGTACTTTTCTTGAAGCCAATACTAGCTTTTCACCACTGTTTCCAGATTCTGGTGAGAAAACGTCTTGCATAGCATCAATGAAGTGATCGTAATTAGCTGAAGCATATGCGAAAGTTTTCACTTTACCATTTTGTTCAGTATAAGGTACGATTCCATGTGTTCTACGAATTGGTCCTCCGCCATCAACATCTAGATCGTCTGTTCCAACACCAAATAACATAGCGTGCTCAAGATCCATTTTATGTTCCATAAGTTTTTCTTGATATACTCTCATGTATTCGTTTGAAACTCCACGATAACGTGTAGCTAGAGCTGTACCAGAGAATAGAGGTACTGCAGTCTTAAAGATTTGACAGTATCCTTCTCTGTTATAGAATTGATCGTGCCAACCATCTGGGTCTTTTGTTCCCTCAGCAAAAGCTGTACCAACTACTTGACCATCTGCATCAGCTCTAAAAATTAATTTAGATGCATCTGCTGGTTCTTGCTCTCCTGCTGTTGCTGCTTCTTCACCATCTCCTGTACGAGTTGGTTTAAGCATTAACTTTAAGAAAGTTGCAGTTTTGATTTTCACTTTTAATGAAGATGTTTTTTCGATCTCTCCTACTTTATAATATGCAATTGCATCTGGTTCTGCTGCATCATTTCCACCACTAGCGTCTGCGTCATAATCACATTCGATAGCTAAGATTTGATCTGCAAGTAAGAACTCAGGAGCAACTGGTGTGCTCACACTTCTTCCGAATTTGTCATATTTACAATCAACGTATAGATTCTTCCCTGAAGCAATATCTAAGCCAGTATTATCGGCTCCTGCGGCATCTGAAGTAACCGCTGTTTCAACTTGGAAGTTTCTACGTTGCCACTGGTGTCTCTGTTCTAAGAACTTAAACACTGGATCGTCTGTAGGCACTTTAGCAACCATTGACAAATAAGTGAAGAAAGGTGATTGAGCAGGTGCTAATTCAGCAATTCTCTCGCCAAAGTTAAAAATTCTTCTATCGTTATTGATAGAAGTACCTTGTACGTTAGAGGCATTATTTACACCTGTGATTGTACTAGTATATACACTCATTGTATTTCCCCTTTTTTAATTAAAACGGATTCTTTTTATTGAAATTTCCAATCATAGAATCCATCATTTGATCTTCTACTTTTTTGTTTGACTGCACATTAGCTCCAGGTTGTACCCCTAATGGCTGGGGAACAGTTAAGTTTCTTTGTCTATTTTCCATTTGTGCCACCTTTTGTTGAACCTCAGGTCTTTGTTCTCTATTGATTACTTGACCTGCATTAGCTCTGTTTCCTCTACGGATTTGGTGTAATTGCACTAAATTGTCTAAAGACAACGAAGATGGATCGTTCATAACTTCTACAAAGTCAGCTGCTTCTGGAGCAGTATAAGAATATTTAGATTGTAGCTCTGTCATAACCTGTTGGTTACGTAGTGCCATTTGTCTGTTTTTTTCTTGTATTGCTGCAGATTGTTCTCTTTGAGTTTCAGCATATTCCATGTATTCAGCTAAGTCGTCCACATATTGATCTTTTTGAGATAGATACTTTGCAGAATCACTCTCTGGATCATCTAGAGCTTCAGAATGACTAAATCCAGCAGGCTTTCTAGGTTTAATAGGTTTTTCAACTTTATCTATTTCCTGTCTAGCTGGTTCTTGAGGAGCTTCTCTTTGAGCTGACAATGCAGCTACTTGAGTTTTTAACTCATCAATTTCACTTTGTCTTTTATCTGCTTGACTTTGCCAGTATTGAAACTGACTATTGTCATCCTTTGGATCTACAGGTGCTTGAACTGGTTCCGAAGGTTCCACCCCTAAAAAATCTGGTTGCTGTTCAGTAGTGTCTGTTGCAACAAACTCTTCTACAGCAGGTCCTCCAAAAATTTCAGTAAAGATGTCTTCTTGTAAACCAGAATCGTTTGCAGTCGATTGTTCTGGCTGTTGTCCTTGCATCTGGTCCATGTTTTCTGTATTATTTGCCATTTTATTCCCTTCCTAACTCTCCATATCCTCAGTCAACGCACTGAACATATCTTCGTTCTCGTTTGCTGTACCCTCAGGTGTTACAGAGTTCATTAGATTTGTTTTCGCATCATTAAGTCTAGCTTTCATTAAGCTAGCACTTGCATCAGCACGATTAGTAATCTTGTCTAATTCGCCACTGAATTTTTCAACTTCTAAACGTTTCTTAGCATGTACTTCTTCACGTTCAGCAGTTTGTAGGTCTCCTTTGACCTTCTTTAATTCTTGTTGTAATTGTTCATTTTGTGCCATTAATTGTCTCATTTGTCCACTTCTTTCAAGCACACCTTCTACATCTACAAGTTCTGATTTCTTAAGAACTTCTACTTGATCAATTAACCCTAACTGATACAACTCTTGATAAGTTTGTAATAAAGCCATTCTATTTGAAGGTAATGTAGATCCTGCAACTACTTGTATATCATATTTACCAACACCTACATCATGAAATCTTTTAACTGTTCCATCGTCCATTTGCTGATAAAAATTAATTCTTTCTTCTTTTAATTCTCCATTAGGCTGTAAAAGTCTAATAACTTTTTCTTCAGTATATAGTTGTTGAATTAACGGTATAGATACTTTTGCAACTTGATTTAAAAAGTTTTCTATATCATCTCTACGAGATTTAATTCTACGTTGTCCAAATTCGTCAACTACCAAGGTACCTCTATAAGTTGATGGTGCATTAGTAGCTCCACCTTGCATTAGCTCAAAAATACCAAATCCGTATTCTAAATCATATTTAGCATCAGATTCATTTTTATATAGCTCATTAGGCAATGGAACTGGACCAGCAACGATCGGTGCACCTAGCTCAGCGTCAAACTCAATAACACTGGTTCCAGCTTTACTCCACTCCGTCTCTATTTGACGAAGATCTGCCGAGCCTCTAGGTATTAACAATTTTACATTTGTACTTGTACTTGCGTGTGCAATAATAAGAGAACGTATTTTATTTATATATTCTTGTAATGGTCTATATAGTCTTACGTCAGAATCAGGATACGGATTTCTGTGATGTACGTTCATCATAGGAATTATAGGATAATCTTCCGTAGGTAGCATTCTTGTATATAATAAAGATTCACCAACAGAAACTGTTTGTTGTATACATGGCTTTAAAATATTATTTACTTTAATTCTTCCTGTTCCTATTAATTCTTCTTTTGACATAGGTATAATTTGAACAGTAGAACCAGGGATGCCATCTTCATTCTCTACTCCTGGAACAATTTCTACTTCTTGTTGTATAGGTTGACCTAAATCATCAAACTTTGGATCAGGTAGTCTAAAATGGAATACATGTCCAACGTCTACAATTTGTTGTGCTAATATAGCAATACCAACGTCATCATGTATTATCTCTTCTTCTCCAGTAACTTTTCTAACTATAAAATAATAATTATCTAAATATCCTGAATATTCTTCTTCATTAAATACAAATTCTTCATTAGCAAAAGGTTCGTACACATGAAAATAAGGACTAGATACTCTTCTATATCTTTCTATATATTTACGTTTTGTATGTTTTCTTCCATGTTCGTCTGAATAAAACATTTGTCCTTCTGTAGCAGCAAGATCGGTAGCTGGAGTTTCATCTTCATCTAATGCTGATGGATTTGATTCTAATATAATATCCATAAATGAAGGATACACATTAGCAGCTACTTCGTCTGTCATATGCTTGCATACTATAATATTTGAAGCATCTCTAGCATAAGGGTCTTTAGAGTTAGGATCAATATACACGTCTAAAGGATTTATAGATTTTAATAATACTTCTCCTTTACCATGATCTCTACCTGGATCTTGGTAAACTTGAAATACTCCCATACCTCCTACGTAATAATCGTCAATAGTTTTTTTAAGTTCTTCGTCTCCAGAAGATACATACCATACATGTTGGAATAAGTCTGAAAAGACTTTTGCTGTTTTAGAGTCAGAGTCTTCTTTAGCAGTAGCTCTGAATTGTGGTGAATTATATGTTAATAAAGATTTAGCTGTTTCTACGATTGGATGTATTCTATTTACGACTATTGGTGCTTGTCCACGTGCTTCTAATGTTTCTTTTTCTTCATGTGACCATTGTGCACCAGCTCTAAATTCTATAGCTTCTTGATATTTTTGTGCCCATATTTGTCGAGCAGATTGATATTCATCGAATAATTCTAATGTTTCTTGCACTTCTGGATGAGTAGTTTCATCCTGAATAGATCCTCTTTGAAAGCCAAAGGTGTAATCTTTGTCAAGAGGATTCTGTAGTCTGTTCGTTGCTAGGTTTTTTAGTTTTTTTGCCATCTAGTTTTTTTACTTCAACATAATCTTCAGGTATTGGATTTAAACTATCTAAAGTTTTAAGAACATCCTGAACCGTGAACTTATATTTTTTTTCTACTTCTTTAATTAACATTAGAATTTTAAAGATAATTTATAATCTTTTTTTAGACTTGTCAAGTAAAATCTACAATGTTTTCCAACTTTTTTTAACAGGATACATATAATCAGGCTCTTCGTATACTTTTTTAGCTTCGTGATGTGGCCTATAACAGTTTTTATTAGCATAAAAGAATCCATCTAGCAAGTCATCATGTTTACCTCTAGGGTATAATAATAACTCATCTAACAACGCTTGTTGTCCTTCTTTAATGTAAACTTGATGATTAGAAAATATAGGTTGCAAACTTTCTAGTCTAAAAGATTTTCTAGTCCTAGGATTTTCTTTAATTTCTAATCCAGGTATAAATAATCCCATACGTTCAGATTCTTCTTTAATATACTGTCTTAACATTTCCTGATAACCTACAGACTCAATTCGTGTACGTGCACTTCTATATTGTCGAAAGTTTTCTAATATAGCATCTGCTAAATCTAATGGTTTTGCTCTTTTTCTATAATACGGCAAACAAAATCTATTGTTATCTTCATCTATTGCTAAATTAAATATAACAGAATAGTCAGCAGTAGATTTAGTACTAGATGCAGGATCGATGCCTGTAAACACATTTACAGGTCTAATCATGTCTATTTCCTCACCATTAAGCTTCGTCAAGACAAGATTCGACAATCCTTGTTCATCTTGCTCTAGATATCCGTCGTATGTCTGTATGTCTTCCATTCTGAACAACTGATCTTCATCACCTACAATTTCACATAGGTATTCTCTGTAAAACACAGACAATCTGTTAATACTGTCTAGTTCTTCTTTTTTATTTTTAAGTTTATTAACATCCCACACTTCAGGCCATAATGGTATATTATTTTCAAGATCAGGTTTAAATATTAAACTTTTCCAACCTTTCATCTCTTTTAATATTTCTACCATACATCTTTCATGTTGGGGAGTACCAATAACAGATATCTTACCACGTTTAGGATCGAGTGAGGGAACACCAGATTGCAGCAACCAACGTAAATTATACTCCATAGCTTCTGCTGTTTTAGTATTATTTTCATCTTCTGGGTCATCAAGTATCAACAGAGTCGGACGTTGATTTCCGTGTTTGATTCCTCTTATCTGTTGACCTGTACCCTTACAAATAATAACAGAACCGTCTTTCAGTTCTATCTCAGTATTTGTCCATTTTCTAGCAGACTGTTGCCCCCAGTACCCGAAAAAATATCTAAATTCTTTTGAATAGTCTAATACATCTTTTATAGTACCAAGCAACTTAACAGCATGCTGCTGTGTTCTAGATACTAAGACTATTACCTTTACTCCCTTGTCGAACATCAAATGATATAAAGGGTAAACACCAGCAACGACAGATGACTTAGCGTGTCCACGAGGAGCTATAATATTTAATTGTTTTATATCATCCTTTAATAACTCTTTAGTAATTTCATAATGAAACGGAGGAGAATTCTCACTAAACATGTTTGGCATTACCATCCTACCAAACAATAGCATGTCTTTCTCCATATCTAATAATATTTTATTTTTGTTCATCTACCTTCACCTTTATACCTAAATCTCTTGCCACTTCTTTTGCTGTAGCAATAAATAATGCTAATACTTCTTCACTCTTCGATTTGACTGATATTACTATTTTTTTCATCGTCTATCTCCTGAGTTTTAACAGCTTTTAATGATTTTGTCTGTTTTTCAAAATTAGCTTCTATTTGATGAGATATATCCATCTCTAAACTTTCTGTCTGTGTTTTTGTTTTAGGTTTCATTTCTAAAAATTCAGATAACTTATCTGCAGCTTTAATCATATTACTACTATCTTCTTTACCAGTAGCAATAGTAATAGCATCTTTCATTACATCTAAAACATAGCCTTCATCTATTTCTTTTTCGATCAAAATATCTTTTAGTTTGTCACTTACCATTTTTTTTATTTCCTTTGTTTTAAATAATTTTCTAGCAGCTATTTCTGGATTTTCTTGATCTGGCCTATATATCTTACCTATTTTATAAAAGTCAGGAGCTGTTCCAGCTAACTTATAATTAACAAATGTATCTACTGCTAATTCAGCTCTATCCCTCTTTGCTTCCATTTCACCATAACTTTTACTAGATACTGATGAATAGTTCTTAGTTTCATAATGTGGTTCAAATAATAAAGTAGATGTCTCATATAAAAACTGTTTACCGTATGGGAAGACCATTTCTGTGCTTGTTTCATATTCATTCCTAGCTATACACTCAGAAATATATCCATCATCACTAATGCCCCAGTCTCCAGCATTGCAGTCTTTCCAATAGATGTAAGGTTTATCAAATTCATCTTTAGTGTATATGTTATATACCACTGGTTCATAATTATTTATCTTCAGCTTTCTCTGTATCTTTATCATCGGGTTTTGCTTTTTTTTGTAAAAATTCTATAAAGTTTTGTTTGTCACCTTTCATCTCAAGATACTCATCTAATGCTTGATCTCCTTTAAATACATGGAGTTGTAATTGTTCCAACTGCATAGTTAAAACATTTATTGTCTGTATCAACTGTTTTAATGTAGGTTTTTTAGGTTTCTGTATCATTTTACTTGACATCCTTGTTTTTTGTCCGTATACTTAAAGCATAATACTTAACAAATATCTTAAATATTTGTGTAATATATACTATAAGTATACTAATCTAAATTATGCAAATCTAATAATTCCTCTTTCATTGCCTCTATTACTAAATATACTTCCATTTCTGCTGCGTGCAGTTCTTTTACTGTAAGCATCTCATCATTATTAAAGTCCATAGGAACAGTTTCCCATTTTTCTTCTAACGGATCGTATCTCGTTAAGGGGGTTGAATATTCAATATTCTTCCTAGCTTCCTTTTTAATTTGATCTAATGATAATTTTACGTCAAAAATTTTTTTTAATTTTTTTATACTGCTCATAATATAATATAAGGCCCCTTTTTCAAAAATGCAAGTAGAATGTACGCACGTCTTTTATGTAGTATCTACTACCCTTTGGTTTAGGTTTGTTTCCAACTTTTAGTTGAAAAATACTAAACCTGGTAGTAAATACTAAAAAGATAGTAGTTTAAAGTGCTAACCTTTGGTTTAGCCTAGCCTTTGACTAGGAGCACTTTAACTAACTAGAAAGGACATAAGTTATGTCTCAAGAACTTACTATGACAGTCGTTGATAACGACTTGTCAGTCGTAGAGTTAACTGAGGACGAACTTAACAATCTATCTGCTAAAGATATTCAGCAGAATGATTGGCGAGTTCTGTTTCTTGCCGATGTTGGAGACACCATCGACGAGGAAACTATAGCGTCCATCAAACACCAAGCACAGTCCCAATGGACTGGCATAGTGTATATGGACAAACTTACCTTGAAATACCTAGGCAGTGCTGAACACAGTTGTGTAGCGTTCCGCTATACTACTGCTTCTAGCAAGCCTAAAGTAGGTATTAGGTTCAAGGTTAAGAAGTAGTCAGTAACTTCGTAGTAGTAGGCACTCTTAGGAGTGCTTACTACTTTTACTCAGTTTACTTAGAGTAACAAAACACCAGTTTATTATAATACCCAACAAGTACTTACTTGCTGGTAACTAGATCCACTTGCTAACTAACTACCTGAGGAGGTGACTAACAATGATGTTAAATAAGCAAGATTTAATTACCAAGATAGATAATATAGTCAACCAAGGCTTCTATCGTGGTAGAACAAGTTATTTCAATCAAGACATAGCAGTATGTGAAAGCATGTTGCTAGTTGAGATACATAACTTGCTCAAGAGATGCACTCGCAACGGTGGCATCAATAGATTTATACTTGTCAAAGAACTAAAGAAATTGGCAAATTAGTTAGTTGCGTACAGGGCTACTTCGGTAGCCTTGTAACCTCAGTACTACAAAGTAAATAATTGCAGTATCGTACATCTTACCTTAGTTATATCAGTTAAATCTCACTATGTACAAAACAACCCATTACTGTAATTATTTACTATGTAGTCAAAAGAATTAAGTAACAATACTAGCTATGTTGTTGCTTAAGTTCGTAAGCCTGTGAATGTGTTTTAACCCACATCAGGCTGGTGTATAAATTGTCGATAGACTACGAGCATACTAAATGGTATGTGAGTAGCTAGCAAAAGCTAGTAACACCGAACTCTGCTACTTAATGATAACGAGTAGGTTATCACCAATAAATGCATAGAATACAAGGTCAAAAGAGTCGAGCCTTGCTATGTCATATGATTAATACAATGGACAAGAGTGGAGACACTATCAAACTTGTTTGAGTATGCCTGATAAGGTATGAGTGTGTATTGGTTAGTGAGGGAAGTTCCTCACTAGATAAATCAACAGAGTTGTGAGTATACTCAAATCTCACACGAACATGTTAAGTATTGTGCTTAGTATCTCAAGTACTGA